CCGGAAAGGTTACAAGCAAGGTTGGTCAAGTTGGGCCTACCGCGCAAAGTTTGGGGTCTGGCCCAATAAAATCAAACCAGAATACCAGCAAGAGCAACTGCCAGAGGTCGGCGGTTTTATCAAGTATCTACAAATCAAGGGAGCGAACAGTGATCGAAGAAATCTTAACCAGACTGGATAAGGTCAAGCAGCATGGGACTCAGTATTATTCAAGGTGCCCGGTTCATCAAGGCGGAAGTCAAAACCTTGGCATAACAGAAAAAGACGGAAAGGTGCTCATGCATTGCTTTAATTGCGACGCGACCGGATTGGAAGTGGTCGAGGCACTAGGTTTGCCGATAAGCGCATTGTTCACTGATCCCTTGAAGCCAAGCGGAAGAAAACACCTCAGCCGGGCAACCCGCGAAAGCGCTATGGAAGATGCTTATTTCATTGAGATCTATGAAAACGAATTAAGCAAAGGGCATAAACCAAGCCGGGAAGAATACCGCAGACACAAGCTTGCCCTGAGCCGGGTAAAAGTTTTAAGCGAAGCTGGGGGCAAAAGATGAAAAGACCAAATCAAATACCCGTCTTGAGCAAAGAGCGGCTCAGCACTGATTGCGTTCATATCACTATGTCGAACAACGAAGATCGAGACAGATTGTTCAAAATGCTGTCCGAGATTGATCTGGAATACCCAGTTGACGTTCAGATCAAGAAGGCAAAAAATGACAGAACGCTACAGCAGAATCGCATGATGTGGCAATGGTGGCGGGACGCAGAAGAACAGGGAGACATGAAAGCATGGGAATACCGAGCATATTGTAAATTGCATTTTGGGGTACGGATCCTGCAACGGGACTCGGTTGAATACCGCGAAAAATACCAACGCATCATTAGGCCGATGGCTTACGAGCAAAAGCTGGAATTGATGGTTGAGCCTTTTGACTTCCCAGTGACCAGCGCTATGACCGTAAAGCAGCACTCAGAATTCTTGGACAAAACCGCCCAGCACTTGCGAGAATTAGGCATTCACCTAACCGCAATGGAGTAGCATGGCCAAGAAATGCAAAATATGTCTGCAACCGTTCACGCCTCAGTTCAGCAGCTTTCAAAAGACCTGCAACAACACCGAGTGCTTGGTTGACTTTGGGCGGCAAGAATCAGCCAAACTCCACAAGAAAGCTGCGCGGCTAGAAAAGAAAAAAGCAAAAGATAACGACAAGCAGCATTGGCTTAAACGGGTTCAAGTCGAGTTCAACAAATTTATCCGCAACCGCGACAGCAGAGACCCTTGCATATCATGCAACCGGCATCACAAAGGTCAGTACCATGCCGGGCACTACAAGACAGTGGGCGGTCATCCTGCACTACGGTTCTGCGAGGACAATTGCCACAAGCAGTGCTCAGTTTGTAACAACTACAAAAGTGGTAATTTGTCAGAATATCGTTCAAACTTGTTGAAAAAGATAGGTTTAAACAAGCTTGAGTGGTTAGAAGGGCCGCATGAACCAAAAAAATATACCGTTGAGGAGCTCAAAACGATGCTGACCCACTATCAAGATCAGAACAAGCAATGGGCACAATCACAGTCCTAGACCCTCATGCTGAGGAAGTAAGAATTGTTTTGGAGCGCTTGCTAACAGAGTGCGAAGCTGGCGAATTGATGGGCGCGGTCATCGTCACAGAAAAGCATAACGGATATGACTTGGACATGCCCGGCACCTTTTCAACAGATCCTGATTCAATAGCTGCGCTTACTGGCCGGTTGCAAATAGCAGCTCACACGTTTTACAACATGGCTTGGCAAGAAGATGAGTATTAAATACATAACAAGACCCGAGCATTTGGATTTTTGCAATACGGATTATCAGCGTCAGATAATCGAAATGACTCTGGGCGGAATGAATCAGACCGAGATTGCTAAAGAGTTAGGCAAAAATCCCAGAAGAATTAACAAAGCACTTGCGGGCGTTCATAGACGAGCAGCGCTCCAAGGCGTAGCACCCGCGCAGAATGTCAATCGGCAGACGGCTCCGGGATTCACCACCAAGCGCATCAGTACCGCTTACAACATGGACAACGAAATTGTCCTGCAATGGCATATTCAAGAGCCAGAACGGCAGAAGCTGGAAGAATTAATTGCTCAATTTGTGGAGGGGTTCAAAGATGAGGTCACAGGAATCCATGCCCCCGTTGACGCGCCCAAAAGCATTGATGACGATTATATGGTTAGCTACATTATTGGCGATCACCATCTTGGGATGCTTGCTCACCACACTGAAACGATGGGCGAGGACTATGATGTCAAGATATCTCAACGACTGCTAGAAAGTGCGATTGATCGGCTGGTCAGTGTAGCGCCATCGGGTAAGGTCGGGGTATTGGTAAACCTTGGCGACTTTATGCACGTCAACGATTCCACCAGCTCAACACCTAACAGCAAGAACCTGCTTGACTCTGACGGTCGGTACTCAAAGACCATTAGGGCTGCTAGCAACGTCATAAAGCGTACTGTTTTGCGTATGCTTGAGAAACATGCCGAGGTTTGGCTTGTGAATGTAAGGGGTAATCATGATCCAGATGCGGCGTTGTGGCTGAACGAGGTGATGCGCCTATACTTTGAAGACGACCCGCGTGTTCGCGTTTTCGATAACGCCAGCAAGTTTATCTGGTGGCAGTGGGGCAAGAATCTGGTAGTGACCCATCACGGTGATCGGATTAAAATGTCCAATTTACATGGGTCAATCGTGTCTAATCTCAGGAAAGAATGGGGCGAAGCGGAGCACACCTTTGTATGGACGGGACACATACACCACAAGAATCAAGAGGAATATGGCGGCGCGCTGTTCGAGTCTTGGAACATCCTAGCACCCGCAGATGCTTGGCACGCTGGCTCTGGTTATGCCAGTTCTCGGAGTATGACCTGCGTGATTCTTCACAAAGACTTCGGGGAAGAGGGCAGATTAAAGGTAAACGTGGAGCGGATTAAATGAGCGCATTTGACGAGCAGATAGGCGGCAACCATTACAAGCTGATGATGATTCAGCCAACGGAATACATACTGGCTAACAATTTGGGATGGTGTGAGGCCAATGTTGTGAAGTACATCAGCAGATGGCGGTCAAAAGGCGGGGTTGATGACTTGCGAAAGGTAGGTCATTACGTTCAAATTTTGATTGAGCAAGAATTGGAAAAAAAGACGGTCTCAAAGGATAAGCCAAAGAAACCGTCTTGGTAGGTTATAGCAGGATTGCTCCGATTACATAGCCAAACAAGAAAGCCACAATCATTGCCCCGCCTGTAAAGCGCGGAGTCATTAGTTTATCAAGTTGTTTCTTGATCACTTTTTGCCCTCTATTTCTTGCAGCTTATCCAGCATATTTAAAACGTCAAGCAATACGGTTTGCTCATACTGGTCTACCTCTGGATTGCAGTAAGTCTCACGCACCTTGACCAAGGTCATCCATGCGGTTAGCAGATCGCTGCGGTTTGGTTTCATGCTCATTTGTTTCTCCTTGTTATCATTGTGTTCCACGTGAAACATTTATCCCTATTTAAATGCCCTATTTAAAGGGGGGATTATTATGCTGATCGGTTTTCTTTGATAATTTTTTCGATGGTTGTATGACTAACTTTTAAGATTTGGGCAATTAGCCGCATACTTTTACCGCTGTCGTGACGCTCTAATGCTGCCGTCACAAGTTCTTCGTTAGTCTCAAAAATACCAGTAGCCCGTGGTCGTCCCTGCTTCATTCAGATGCCCTCATTTTTTCTGAAACTATTGTCCAAGCCTGTTGTAGTTCTTCTAATTCTTCAGAGTCATCGGAAAGACAATCTTCTGCATAACCTGATATTGTCATCCATAGAACCCGCATCGCTTCGTTTGTATTCATCGTATACCCTCGCAGTTTGGTTTTAGGTTGTCGTAATCAGGCCAATACCCGAGGCAGACGTTGTATTGATATTCCTTGGACATACTGACCTCGTGGGCATAGTCCATTGACGAGATCCAAAGCACAGCCGCGACTACTGCCACGGCAATGCAAATTTTGGTCAGGCGGTTCATTGGCATTCCTCAAATACATTGGAAAGGGCTATTTGCTTGGCAAGCTCAACCTCTGAGACTTGCATATATCCAGCCAGTTGGTCGGCCATGTCGGAGCATTTTTTTGACATTGACTCGTCAGGGGCGGTGATGGCAAGCTCCAGTGCAAGCACCAGAGCCTCGAAGTTATC